AGCTCTCACTAACTCATAACCAGATCTCAATCTACCATGAATATTCTTGGTATCGTTGAAACCCATTGACTCGGCTCTTATCCATCTGTGTCTGAATCCATCGGGCGCTGTGGGTGCATCTAAAGATGATGGTGGCTTGTACTCTTTTGGACGTTCAGTCTTTGTCCGAGTTCCAGCCGCACGAGAAGTTACTTTTATTGTTTCGTTTTCTTTTGTCATATGCTTATGCTCCTTCCGTGAGTTTTAATTGTTTTGCATACTCTTCGAGTGGCACACCTAATTTTTTAGCTATTGCTACCTGTGAAGATGTGAGTCTCACAGTTTTGCGACCAGGTTTTGCGCTTCTGTTAGCCGAAGCTACCGACTGAACGGGTTTGATCGTTGCTTGTTTATCAGTATTACCAAATTTACCGGGAAAGTCAACACGAATTCGTTTGTCAATCTCAGCATAATAGTCAGGACCCTTAGGATCAAAACCTTCTTTGTCTACTAAATCCTTATGAATCTCGAATGCTGTAAAAGTCATAGCTCTATCTTGTCCGAACCATGCGTTTTTAGCAGCCCAATCTTCAGCTTGAGGATCAGCTTCCGGTAATGCTCTTGGAGTCTGTTCTGGTAATCTACCACCGTCTGATAGTTGTACAGGTATTTCCTGTTCAACTGGGGTTTGTTTTCGTCTCATTTGCAGGTTGGCATTTTCAAATGCTAACTCAGCAATTTTTTTATTGGCCAAAACTTGAGCCGATGCATCTTGTGATTCTATTGCTATTTTCAATTCATTTTGAGCTGAATCTAGAGCACTTGTTACATTTTCTTCAAGTTTGGTTGTGTGTTCTTGGTCTGCTTTTTGAAACCTAGACATATCTAGTTTTCTTTTTTTCTCCAAAGAATCTGCGTATTGAAGAGCCGCTGCTTCTCGTCTTTCAGCTTCTCTCATTTTACGTGTAAGTTTTGCAATTCTAGACTGCACACCTCTACTATAATCCTCTAAAGGTTCATCTTCTTTTTTTTCTGTTTCTTTTACTTCTTCGATTATTGTTTCTTGTTCCGTGGTTTCTGGAGCAGTATCAACTACCGTTTCCTCTTTTGTTTCTTCTACAGATACATCGACCTCTGGTCCGGATGTATCTAACTCAACCTGAATATCTCCGGCTGATTTTTTTATTTCTTCTGGCATAGTGTCCTTCCTATGTTGTTAAAATTTGTGTAAGATATCTGTTGGATCTTCCACGGTTGCTAATATTTCGTCATCGTTAAGAAGACGAACTTCTCCACCTTCAATCTCTATACGTGATCCGGAATAACGTGCGAAGACTACCCAGTCTCCGACCTTGCACCATGGACCATCGCTAAATCTTTTCGGGTCTTTGTAACAATCAGGTCCCATAGCAATAACGTTTCCGCATTGTGATGCAACTTGTTGTCTGTCTATTGTTTCAGTTCCCAATAAAACTCCACCTTTAGTTTTCTCTTTCATTCTAAAAGGTAAAACTAGCATACGCCAACCAGTAGGTTGAGGTAACTTAGTAGTTTCTTTAGTAACTTCTTCTTTAGGTTCTGATTTGTATTTATCTAAAAGGCCTGACTTAACTTTCGGGACCTCTTTTAATATTGATGACTGTTCCGCTTTCTTCATTTTCCGCTCCTTTATCTTGTTGCAGGTTAGAGATTTCCTGACGCACTGATTCCAGTGCATTTATCTGTCCTATTATATACTTGTAAGTTTCCATTGTGTCAACCCCTCCGGATGTAACGGATAAGGCTAATTGATTTATTCTTCTAGCTAAACCTTTACTTAATTGAGCTAGTAATACTTCTGGTTCCATTTTTACTTTCTAGCAATCCCATTTTCTAAGAGATTTATTAATTCTTGAATTTGGATCTCTTGCTGTTTTTGCTGATGTTAGTTTCTTCTTCATACCACTCATTCTTGCGCAGAATGATTTACGTCTTGAACTTGTTTTAGATTTAGTAGGTGCTTTTAAAGTACCTTTTTTATAGCTTGCTCTACCTTTAGCATTTAAGCCGCCTGATTTAGATTTACCTTCTTTTCTAGTCCAAGCTGCAGAAGCCATTACGCTTTCTTTTTCTTCTTAGGTTTCTTAGCTGTCTTAGCGCTATTTACAAATGCTTTTTTTGTAGGTGCACCTTTGGCTCCAGGTCTTCTCATCGTCTCACCTGAACCTGCCTTGATTCTTTTACGTTTAGCTTGGATGTTAGCGTAGAGTCCTTTTGCTTTAGCCATTATGCTTTCCTTTTCATTTTTTTCTTAGGAATAATTCCTTTAGCCATTAAAATATCTCTTTGAGTAATTTTACCATCACCTGAATGATCTGGAAATTTACTTTTCTTTTTAGGTAGTTTTTTACTTCCTGCTACTTTAGCCATTTTAGTTTCCTTTTATTGCAGCCTGACACATAGGACATTTTCTTTTAAAATATCTGTGTGTTGGACATGGTTGATGAACCGGTACATCCGGCTCTGGTACTTTTGTGTAATATTCTATATGCTCATCTTCGCATTGACAAGCTTTAATATTAAATAGTGAACAGATGAAATTTTTAAAATGCTTAAGCATTATTTTTTATCTAAAATATCAGATACTTCTTTATTAGAGTTTTTAAGAGGAACTTTAGTTCTAACACCTAGCTTATTTTCTGTATTTAAATTTTTCATAACTTTGTCTTTATCTGAAACTATGTTATCTTGGACATCTCTTTTTTGTTTTAATTTTTTTCCAACTTTAAGTCTATCTATTACAGGGTGTTTTAAACCAGAGGCAGTTTTGCTTTTACCTGAAAGTCCTAAACCTCTTAGAGCAGCGCCGGTGTATTTCTTAACACCTTCTGCAAATTTTAGACCTGCTTGTATTTTTGACATAATTATTCTCCTCTTGACTCGTCTCTTCTATCTTTGAAAGACTGAGACTTAGTAGATTCTTTACCATCTCTTGCTAAAGACTCATCTAGTCTATCATTTGCATTTTGTTTCTTAGGTGTTGACTTTGCAGTCTTACCTGAGAATCTTGAAATGTAGGGTCTTGTTCCATAATCGTTTCTCATAATATTTTCTCCTTAATTACTTATTCTTTATCAGATGTGTTGCCTTAAGTCCATAGACGCTAGCAATTACACCAACAAAAATTGTTTGATACCATAACGGTAAATTTCCAAAGTGCACAAAGAATAGCTCCATTTTTTCCATATGTACAGGATTATCTGACCAGACACTCCATCCCAACATTACGATAGGGACCGACAGTAAAATCAAAATAAATTCGTCTTTCCAGTCTGATTGTCTAGATTCTAAAAGTTTGCCTTGGTAGGCTTCAGTTCCGGCTGCCATTTTTGATGCGTGCATAAGCTGGGCATCTGACATAGCCATTTTCGTTTTCTGTTTGTTAGCGTATATTTTACTACCAGCAGAAACGGCTAATTTAATTGCCGATAACCACATGAGTTAGTACCACTTAACGGAAGATTTTTTAGATGCTAGCATTCTCTTTTGGCCACCAACTTTATTAATAGTCGGTTGTCCTAAAGGTACTTTGATCTCTACTCCGCCAGTTGCAAATCCATCTGAGTTAGTTTTAAGTGTATTAGTTCCATCCGCTCTTGGTGTATCTGATACAACTGGTCCAACGTAGTTTGGATTGTTCTTTGTAAAAAATGTTTTTGGTTTCATATTTTTCTCCTATGCTGTTATTATATACTATCTTCGAGGACCTTTCAAGATCCTTACGTCCATTTGTTTCATTATGTCGTTTTCTCGTTTAGAGTCAATACCCATTTGAGTTTTAGTTAAAGAAGTATCAGCTCTAAGTTCTGCTAACTCTTCATTTTGTTCTAATTTCTCATCAAACTGTTGTTGACCCATCATTTGTTTAGATCTATCCATATTTATTCTATCTTCAGACTCTTTTCTTTCAGCTTCGTCATTCATAGCTTTTAAATCTAGTTCTCTGGCTTTTAATTTAGCAATTGGGTCTCCACCATACTCTCCAGTAATTTTTGCCTCTTCATCTCTAAACTCTTCCGTAGATTCTGCAATTAATTTAGCCTTTCTAGATTCTAAACTCATTGACATAGACATAATCTGTTGTTGTACTTGCGGATTTTGTTGCATCTGCGGATTTTGTTGCATCATTTGTTGCATTTGCGTTAATTGAGCTATCTCATCTCTAAATTCTATTTCTAATTGCTCCTGTGCCATTAGTGAAATGTGTTCAAATATGTTTTTTTCTAAAGATGCCATTACAACAGGTGAATTTCTTGCAACATTACTAGCCATAAAGTTTAAATGGGTTGTAATATGAGCTTGATGATCTTGACCTTTAAAAGCTTGGAACGGTTTGCTACTCATTGCTAAAATATTTTCACTTGCAGGATCCATTGGACTAGGTTCTTGCGGTGGTGGTAGTATCTGATCAATATTTTTTACACCAATTGCTTCATACATATGTCTGTATGCTTCATACAAGTTATGTAGTTGTGGATTTGATTGTGCTAGTTGTAATTCTGTTTGTGCAAGTGATATTCTTTGCGATTGAGAAAAAATATTAGGGTCTGCAACAGGAACAATATCTACTTTGTCATCAAAGTCTGCAACTTTAATATTTTTTTGTCCACCAACTACATCGTAAGGATATTCTGGTGGTAGATAAGTTTTAAAAACTCCTGCCAATAATTGAAATTCACTTTTCATCGCTACATACAATCGTTTATGTATTGCTGACATGACTCTTGAACCACGTTCTAAAAGAGCTATGGTCGTCCCAACAGCCGCCTGTTGATTGCCATCCCCGACCTGCATGTCAGCGATGGAGGCAAACCTTTGCCCTGCCGCAACCACCGTACCCATCAACTGTAATAAAGTAGCTGAAGGTTCTTTAAATGGTAAAGGCATAAATGCATCTTTAATGTTTCCACCAGGTGCATCGACATCTCTGAATTCGCCAGGCTGTATTGACTGAGCCTCATCTCTAACACGTATTCCACGTTGTTTAAATCCTGAAGGTAAATTACTTAAAGTACCTGCATCCAATAATTGTCTTAACGCAGTGGTTGCTGTTCTAGACAGTCCACCGATCATATGAATTAAACCAAAACCATAAAAACCCATTCCAGGTAGGAATTTAAAGTGTACAAAATAATCCTGTCTTTTCTTAAGAGGATCTCCTGCTGCATAGTTTCTTCTAATTGATAATACTTCTCTGCTTGCAAGTTCTATTGTTACAATGTAGGGAAGTTTAATTCCTGTTTCTTCTTCAGTAGAATCTTTGTCTTCAAATCCTTCTAAATCTAGATCAACATGAATTTCTAAAATTGTAAAGATGTCTTCATCTCTAGTTCTTTTAACACCTTCTAGTTCTCTCTCTTTTTTTTCTACTTCTGTTTCTTCATTGTAGCCAGGTGTAAGTTCTATATCAACATAGAAACCTGCTACTTGTTTTTTTCTAAGATCATTCTCTGACATTTTAATAACATGAATGATTGCTTCAGCATCAGCTAGTGATGTTGCAGTATAGGGAACTAACAGGTCGTCAGCTGGGACAAACTTTGAAACGGCTCTACCAAGTAGTTCATCGTAATAAACTTTCTTAAAAGCAGAGCCGCTAAGAGGGAGATAAAAGAGCATTTGATCGAACTCGGGTTCATACTCTTTCATCACGTCCATGAGCTGATAGTTCATGAATTCTTTAACACGTTGTGTTTGTTCTTCTTTGGCTCTGTTTATTAATCCAATAACTTGAGTGTGTACTGGTCCAGTAGCTGGTAGTAATTCTTTGTAAGCCTGTGCTTGAAACTGAGTTACAGCTTCAGCTAATACAGGGTGAGTTGCACCACTGGCACCTTGAAAAGGTTGTGTTGGGTTTTCGTATTTAAATCCTAAAAGGTCTAATCCCTTTGTATAAGAATCTTCCCAATCTTTTCTTGCAGATTTATACGTCATGTAGTTCTCTGCTAACTCTGAACCTAATTTTCCTAAAACATCTTCCGGTAATAATTCTGCTAAGTTATCTCCGTGAGCTTCTCCGCCTGGTTGATTGACTGCTGATGGATCAAAGTTAATTGTAGCACTGCCATCTTCTTCTTGAACAATGTCAACATCATCAGGACCAACTTGTTCTTCAATAGTCTCTTGTTCTGATATTGCTACTTCTTCATCGCTAGGTGTTTTAATTTCAGTCTCTACGTTTGGTAGAGCTTTGTCCATATCTGCCATTTAATTTCTCCGAGTTCTCTATTGTTGTACTTTGTTTTACAGGAACATTCAACCCCTGTGA